CGGCGTCGCATGTACTGATCAATGCCCTTCTGCAGAAAGCCATTTAGCAGCGGCTCAGACGCTATTGACCTTTCGGTCTTAAACGTCTTGGGTACAAAGCTAATGTTATTGTGTGTTACCAACCGCGAACGCGCCGCTACCTTTTGAGCGAAAAGCTCGTAAGAATAGCAGGTAGGTCCGGAGCCAAGGATAAGGCCACGGATCTGCTCATGTTGCCACAACGCGCGTGTGCAGTACGGGAGCGCAAGTCGCGTAACGGACCACGTCTCGGCAAGTAGTTTCCTGCCGAGGTTCGTGAAATCACCCGTGACGCCCACACTAGCACCCGGTCCGAAGTCGCATAAGTCGTATATCTCGCTAAATCTTGGGGTTGAACCCAGGACTCGTTTGATATACAGCCGCATATCCTGAAGAATTTCAGGATAGCGGAATCCGTCTCCATTGCGGAGAGCGGATTGGCGTTGATTTATCCTCTTACAGCGGTGCTCGGCAGCAAGGAATTTCTTCCAGGCTGCCAGCTTCGGGTCGAAACCCGGAGCTTCTTCCCGCGTAAATGGATATTTCTTAACCAATGCGACGAGCTGACTCTTAACGTACTGATCTTGTACGTCGACGTAAACTCTAGCGTCGAGGAGCTCAGCCAGTTGTATCACCCCTAACCAGTCCCTTGCCCGGATCTTACCGATCCAGTCTTGGAACTCTAAAGGGTCAAAATACACCTGCAGACGGTTTAGATAGCTGGACAACGTACGTGCGTAAAGCACGTCCGCTGGCATAGAGCAAGGCGTTCTTGCCTGCTTTGGCTTACTTTTCATCACGATCAGTACTCCAGCTTTAGTGGGTCAGTTGTTGAAGGACTTGTTAACTGCGTTCCAAAACTCCGACAGAAAGACGTTGCATTGGTCTTCGACCGTCTTAACGAACGTGTGTTCTGAAGCCTTGAAAGCTTCAGACATCGACTCGTCAGATAGTCCGACCCTAGGCGACCCGTCTGGCGTAGTGAGGAGCATGATGCCGGGATTACCGAACATATGACCTCGTTCAAGTTCACCACTAGTCAGTAGACTACGAAGTGACAGGTTGGAGGGCCAAGCGTCTTCCCCACGCTCCCGATCATACCCGATCTGGCTTGAGGCCAGGCTGGTACGGACTGGAGTGGAATGAGGGTCCATGTAACCTGTTAGGGTCGCAAAGAACCTCCATGAGGGGACGCGGCCAAAGCTAGCACGCTGCAGCAGTTTACGGAACGCATAAACCGAATCACAGTGAGTGAATCGGATATGCGTACGCACCATATTGACCCTAAGGCCAATACGGTCAGCGTTTCCGCGAACTGGGAGCAGAATGACGGCTTCGTACACAGGGTACGTATGGCACAGTGTGTTCATCGAACAATCTCCTAACATGTAGTAGAATTAAGTCATCAACAAGATGTCGGCTGGTAGGTCAAAACCTACCTCTGATAGCGAAACGTCGCTCAGATCGCCGGAACATGGGAAGCAGAAAGGACAGCGATAACTTTCATCACCGGGGCGAGTAAATCGCCACCGAAGATAGAAAGCAGCGCTACCACTGCACCCACAGTCCAACGATTCACTGGAACTTGCCACATTGGTAGTTCCCGTTACTGAGAGATGTCGTGCTTTTTCAGAAGATCGCCGGCACCCGCGGAGATAAGATAATCTCCGAGGTCGTCACGGATCAGATCGATGTCTGCGTCAGCCGTCCCAACAGGGATGGAGAACGACGCTTCACCGATCATCTCTGCCTTGTTTCCATTGGCAAGAGTCACCGTACGCGCGAACTTAACGCCCGCCCGTGCTACCCCGTCAAAAGTCGCCGTCTTCTTCGGAGCAGTCCGCTTCAGGTCAAGGACATCCTTTACCTGGAACGTAAGCGCCGGGCCAGTATGGCGACCCGTATCGGGGCTGGGGTTGGAATCGAAGGCATAAGCCCTCGTGTTGACAGTAACTGTCATTTGCTACCTATTTCATCTGAGTTAAGGTGAAAGAAAGTTGCGAGTGATCTGTTCTAAACCACGCACAACGCCAAACTACACTACTTCCCTGTCATCAACTTCTGGACGGATTGCCACGCTAGCGCAATGCTATCGAGGGTCCTCTTGTCGCCGG